ACGTATAAAATCAAGAGAACCACCTACAGAAGTGAAAACCACTACTGAAGTTATTAAACCCACTGAAGTTGTTAAACCCACTGAAGTTGTTAAACCCACTGAACATATAAAAGAGGTTAAACCGTGTATATTAGAGAGTGATGTAACAACAAATTTGAGGAATGAGTCGAAATCTATTATAAGGGTTCAGAGAAATGGTCTTGGTAACAATGTACAATACATACGACAGATTTTCAATAAGTATAATCAACTTTTCAAACACTTTGTTGAAGGCAAATCTGTTGCAATTGTAGGTCCTGCTAACTCCATTCTAGGAACTGGTAAAGGTGAATTGATAGATAAGTTCGATATTATTATTCGACTTAATAAGGCTCTACCTGTTCCACGAAAATTGATGAAGGATATTGGTTCAAGAACAGATATTATCTACAATGCTCTAAACACAACGGACTTTCCTGGTCAGAACAATTTGAGTACAACATTTTATAAAAAGAATGGTGTTAAATTCGTTGTCTCACCATATCCAATGTCCAGTATTTTCTACAACGACATCATGAACTATATTCAGAGATACCAATTCGATATACCTTTCAGAACAGTTATTCCTGATAAGTATTTCGGTTTCTGTAACCAATTGAGAACGAGACCATACACTGGAACATGTGCAATTATGGATCTTCTCTGTTACAATATCAAAGCACTCTACATAACTGGTATAGATTTCTATAACACACCATACTATACACAATATAGAAGAATCAGGCCGTCGTATCTAAATAACCTTCGAGAGAACAACGTACACTTAGCATATCCACAAATGGAGTACTTGTTGTTTAAGAGTTTAACAGATAGTAGAGTTATTCTTGATAATACTTTGGAGAAATTGTTGTACAATCAGTATATAAAGTTTGCATCCAATTTAATGAATATCAATATAAATACAATAATGAGTACAAACAATAGCAAATTTATCAATATTTTGAATAAGAATAATCCGAAAGTTCTCATTATTGGAAAAGATTATAAGAGAACTGTACAGAATATTGGTAGTTATGATATTGTTTTCTGTTTTTTCAATGGTGGAAGTAATATCAACAACCAAAAATTGGTTGTGATAAATGGAAACAGACGCGATGTTCTGGGTAATCTTATTTTGAGACCATCAAGTACCTTTGATAATGGTATCATAATAAATGGGAATGGGAAGAGATTTTTGAAAATGAATTTCAATTTTGTTGATATTAAAACTTGTTCACAAAAACTGTACTTTATTATCTACATTATTATTCTGTTCAAACAAGTGTCAATATCCGGTTTCTTATTCAACACAGAACTACATAAACAACATAAATACAAAGAGTCACTACTTGTTAATTACTTGACTAAATTCAATTATATAGTTACGGTTTAAAGAGGTAATAGCTTAAGATATATCGCTAATAATGCTCAAATTTATAAATTGTATATTTCTATTCATTGGATTGAACAAGATAAATATTGAAAATTTCAATGATATAAATCTTTTATTGGACGATTATGAAGATGTTGACAAGAAAATTGATAGAATGAAAGTGAATGTGATGGTGTATAGAGCATTTATATCTATTCTGTTTTTGATAAGACCTGCATACTATGCTTATGAGATTTTTGGATTGGATGAGAAGACACACTATCCTACTGTTCTGTACATGGTGAATGTGTTTGTAATGTATGTTATATTGCTAAAATATTTTAAGAATGGATATTTTGAGAAGATCTTATTCGATTATTATGTGATTATAAAGAAACATAAGAAGATTCAATGGATTCTGGATGATAAGATTGTTCCTTTGATAATAATCTTTTTATCGATTGCAACTATTGTTTTAGATTTGTTTCTGAACTACTATCTGTTTGATTCAACAAATACATACAATCTCACTGATAATACAACTATTAGAAATAATGTTTATGATTTTTATAATAACACAGTTGTTTCCATTGTTATTAACTTTTTCGATACACTTGGTGGATTCTATGGATATATTTTAATATTGACCAATATGTTCATCTTTTTCTTGGTTTTTTTGAAACATTTAATGGATCTGAAAAAACAGGTGAAGAAGTTAATTAAAAAATATTCATGGTCTAAAGATACGAAACACACAGAGATTTCCACGATGTGTTATGAGATAATGTGGATAAGGAATGAGTTGGAGAACTCAATTTCGGAATTAGAGCCACTATTTGTTTCCAATACATTGTTGGGGTCTGTTTCATTGGGATTTATTATAGAGTATGGTGATATATCCGTTTTTCAGATTATATCCACAATATACTGGGTGATGAATCAGGTTGTTTATTTGATTATTATTCATTTGATAAATGAGAATAAGAGTGATTTGGCTAAAGTTATTAAGAAACCAAAGTTTGCATTGCATTACATTAGAAGAAAGTTCATTGGGATAAAATTTAATGAAGTTGTTCATGATATAGCACCTGGAAGATTGAAAAAATATGCAGAGAAGCAGTACAATTCTCTGTCAGTTAATAAAGAGGAAGTGGATTTGGAGAGTGCGAATGATGAGATAGATTTAGTTTGGGCTAACTCTCCAAAAGGGAATAAAGAGAATGATATCAACTTTGTTATGAAGAATATGGGAACAAAGAAGAATAATGATTCAATTGATAAGATAGATATAAATGATTACACTGTTAAGAATTCATCATCTATAGATTGGATAATCATAAACACAATTTTAACTGAAAGTTGGGGATCTTTCGAATTCTTTGGATTTGAATTCAATGGTGTTAGCAGTTTATCATCAACAATCGGTTTAACTGCAGGATTGATATTAGTAACAAAATGGTTTTTGGGTATAAATATAATTTAGATGCGTACTTGAGATTCTTCTTTAATTAACTGTTTATATATCATATAGCCGATTGCGAAAATGTTTTTGTATCTATCATATGTTACTTTAACTGTTATTTCATCTCCTTGAAAAGTTCCTATGGTGATTGAACCATACATTATAGAGTTCCCAACGAATGAGAACTGTTTGTTGTCAGATGTTATAATAAACTTCTTATTATTACTGTTTATGTATTGAAATTTATTGTTCAGTCCATCAATTGTGAAATTGTATATATTGTAGTTGTAATGTGTTATTTGAGATACTATATTTCTATCTTTGTCCTGAATGTCGACTTTCAAATTGTACAATTCCCAAAAATCGTTTACGAATAGATATGGTTTTCTGCTACTATTTGATATTGTATATTTTGGATGAAAAGATTCGGAATCTTGTTCGGTTAGATATACTGTTACTATTTTATCTGTTTCAGCAGATTTCTCTATATTGTCAAAATTGAGCATATTCACGAACTGTTCATCATTGCGACTGGTGAGTTTTTTTATTAGAATAATAACAAGTATTGCTAAAACGATTAGTGGAATAATTCGCATATATGTTTTTCAAGAAATTTTTCATCAACGTCAGTTTAATCGGAAATAAAATGTAATTTTTAATTAACGGATATGTTGAATGTTTACATTATCAATATAGGAGGTGAACAATCAAAAATTGATAGCATAATTGAAAATATAAATGACCAAGACAACTTAAACCTTATGAAAGTAAAAGCTTTACACTCTGATCAAAAAACGAAAAACAAACTAGTAGAGTGTATGACTAATGTGTCAAAAGCTTTCTGTCCAACATATGGAATTACCCATTTGAAACTTATCGAGAACATATATTATAATGACAATAACAACTTCTCATTGATATTTGAAGACAATATTGTACCATTCAGTATAGACTTGTATGATAAAATTAACAATATAATTGATAATTGTCCAAAGAATTGGGATATGATAAAGTTGATTGGAAATACAGATGATGAATATAGAATTGAGAAGAGCAATCTTTTTGAAAAAGTCGATGAAAAAAATAAAACAAATGCTTATATCATCAATAAAACTGGACAAAAGAAGATTCTCGAGTACAACTTTTTGAATGATACAAGTGGAAATATGTTCAACCTGAATATTTATAAATCACCTGTTAACATATTTGATATCAATGATAGTTTGACAAAGAAAGAGTGGAAATTGGTGAAGAACATGTCAAAAAAGATTGACAAACACTTTGGCGATATTCTCATGATTTTAATTATTACGGTTACTATCGGAACTGTAATATATTACGTAGTTAAGACAAAATAATTGTTGGCAGTAAACAATAAATTTTAATAAAACTAGAATCTAAAATTTCCACTACTAGATGAGTTCTAACTGAGTTAGAACTTCCAGTTATGATTACAATTCAAACACTTGACATATGTTGTCATTGGCTCATCACACCTCTTAGACTGTCTCTGACTGTAAGAACACTTATTCTTCTTACATCTTCCACATGTGTACATATCAGTGATCAAACCAGCATACTTAGTGTACTCCAACTCTTCCTTCGCCTTCTTCTTCATCATCAGATCCTGCCAATTCTCCGGTGCAATCTCCTGAGGTCTCATAAAAGCAATCTTCTTCAGATCTATATCTCCTTTTTTCACCTTATTAAGTAGACTAACATTCTTCACATAAGATTTTGTGTTTAGACTCAAACACAAATTCATTAATTTATTCTTATAACAATTCCTGAATAATGGATTGTCAAATGTTTGTGGATAAGACCTCTCAACAGAAACCTCCAAAGTGTAATCATAAATACTATTCTCAATTACCATGCTCTTCTTTTTGTTCTTAACATATTTGTACAACATATCAACCCCAATTGATCTATAATCTTTTGATTCAGACATATTATAATCTTAATATAATCTATTTAAGTTCTTTAAATTTCATTTTTTTATATTTTTTAAATAAAATTTTGATTCACTCTTTGTTTCTATTCATGAAAGCATCATAAGTGTGACTAAGCAACATTGCAATAGTCATTGGTCCAACACCACCTGGTACAGGTGTTATCGCCTTAGTTTTATCTTTGACTTTTTCAAAATCAACATCTCCTACAATTCTGTATCCCTTCTCTACACTATCGTCATCAACTCTATTGATACCCACATCTATCACAACAGCTCCCTCCTTAACATCATCTATAAAATTTGCTCTACCCACTGCAACAATTAAAACATCAGCATTCCGCACATGATCCATCAACCCAACCGTACGAGAATGACAAACAGTAACTGTCGCATTCCTATGTAACATCAACATAGCAACAGGCACACCAACAATCTTACTCCTACCAACAACCACCACATTCTTTCCAGACAGATCACCCAATCCATTTCTATCCAGAAGCTCCAAAATTCCATGGGGGGTACATGGGACTAAAAGATTATCTTTACTATTCACTGTAAGTTTACCAATGTTCTCAAGATGAAATCCATCAACATCTTTATCCAATCGAACCTTATTCAATATTTTTTGCTCATTTAGATGTTTTGGAAGAGGTAGTTGGATGAGAATTCCATGTACACGATCATCTCGATTAAACTCCTCAACTTTCTCTAATACTTTCCCTTCTGCAACATCACTTGGTAGATGAATATCGAAATTTTTAATACCAACAAATTCACACGCTTTCTTCTTCATTTTAACATATATTTTAGAATCTGGTTTATCACCAACCAATATAATACCTAATCCCGGTTTTTTAATCTGTTTTGAAATCTTATTTTTCAATTCATTCTTAATAATTTTTGATAAAAACGATCCTCTCAACAACATTACTATTCAATAAATACAACTTACACCTTTAAATATTAAAAAAATTGTATAAATATTTGTTTTCATCACCACAAACATACAATCCTTTAACACTCAAATCCGGAAACGGTTTAATAGTTTTCAGATACTCTTTATCTGGCAAGAAGTTACCTTTGACTCTACCAATTGTTATATGAGGCATGAAAGAACTTTCGGAAGGACAAACACCCATTTGTGTGAGAGTGTTCTTCAAACCAACCACCCACTTATCTAACTTCTCATTCTTCTTATACATTGCCAAAAGCAATTTCTTCTTATCCGATTTGAAAGGAAGATAGTCATACCTATCAAACTCTAAATTCAAATCTTTCATCTCTGACAACTCTTTCACAGCACTCTTTATAATATAATTTATACCTTTCAACTCACCAACTGTTTTTCCACGTAAGGCTTTACCCATAAAAACAACTGTCATATGAATCCAACTAGGCTTCATAACATTGATATCGAACTTGTCGAACTCTCTATTTATCTCATTAATCTCATGTGATTTTTTCTTACCAATTATGAAAGATAACCAAGTATTTCTAACCATATTATAATCAATATCGTTAAAAACTTTTTAAGTTTTGATGTGTTTATTGTTCCAACATAAACTTCTTCAATCTGTTCTCGAAATCATGTGAGTTCAGTCTATTGCCAATTCTTAATAACTCTCAATGTATTTTGAATATTCGCTGTCAATATCTCACAAACCTTCATCAAATATATTGTTATTAATCTTATCCTTTCTTACAATACCCTTATTGTTGTTAGTAAAGTTCTCAAACTCACAATTTGGATAATACCCAATGTTGGTTTTACCATTGTTATTTGAAGATACATCAATCTCCTCTTTCAATTCAGACTTTATAGTTTTTGATAACTATGAACCACTTAATAACATATACTTAATTACATCAAAGTAACTTTAAGTTTTATAAAATTTAATATAAATATTTATTCGAACTCCGAACAAAGATCGTTGGCAAGAATAGGACATATCTCTTGAATCTCCTCAAAAAGTTTTTCATCTTCTTCTGTCACAACAAATGCCTTAAATTTTCGAACGACAAATTTACCCTCATCATTTTCCCACTCTTTTAGTTTCAAAATATTCGAAAAATTATTATATGACAAATTGATGTCACGTAACTGTTTACTAACAAGTCCTGAAAGTTGATCGTTGGGAATCAATCCTGACAATCTATTCCCATATAAATTGAGATACTTCAAATTAATCAAGTTTTCAATCTCAGTTGGAATATTTCCAGTAAGATTATTACTTGACAGATCTATATACTCCAATTTCACCATCTTTCTAATATCTTTAGATATTCCATTTTCCAAATTATTACCACCAAGATCGAGCACTTTCAAATTACTCAAGTTGTAAAAATCTTCTGGAATCCAATCAAATAAACCACAATCATGTAGACTCAATTTCCTTAAATGTTCAAAATAATGCAAATATTCTGGCATACCTCCACCAATTATTGCTTTTTTTGAAAGTTCAACAATTTTATTATCCTCTACAACAATACCCATATCCTCAATTGGTGTATCTTCTGATAATTTCGAATTTTCAGACAACAGAATTTTCATCTCCATCTTATCTTCATCTACTATAACAATGTCTAAAGTTTCACCCCCCTTTAAATAAGGTGCATTGTCATCCGTCAATTGTGACCCATTGTACATAATATTAACAAGTGATTCATGAAGATTTAATTTTTTAGATATTTCATATAATAATATTGAAAAAATCATAATATAATCTTCATCAAATTCATCTTCATTTTTAAGTTCAAGTTCAATTGGAAACTCATCATCGTTGCAACGAACTGTTAATTTTAGTGTATGTCTCGGTTTCAAACACCAATCAGACTTCATTTGAAGAATAAGTTTATCGTTATTGTTCAAATCTTTAATGTCCAATATCTCTTCATTATCACGCATTAGACTACAAGTCTCACACCATCCACGAATATCACCACCACGGTTACTATAACAATTAAGTATGTCCCATTTTATATCTTCTATATTGGAATAATGTTTATTATCCAAAGATATCGTTACGTTGTCAATATCTTTTACACTAAGTGTTAAATTTACCATAATTAATGATATAATTGATGTATATTATAATAAATACAAATCAATTTTTTTTATAATATTTAAAAACGTCAATGTAAAGAATACAAATGAGTGTTTATGTAGGAATAGAATTTCATGATGAAGATTATGATTATAAATATATTGATGATGAAGATGAATATGAAACATTCAAAGATTTTTCAGTATGGGTAGATGTATCAGGATCGAATTTTAATTTACACGTTTATCTATATGAAATTGATGTTATTAATTTTTTGAAAACTGGAAAAATAGAAACCAATATGAATGATTATTCACCATGTAATTATGTTGAAATTGACAGAGATTCTAATATATTTTCATGCAGTATGACTGGAGATGGTAGAGATGGAAGTTGTTACGTACCATCATTTGAATATAAAAATGAAGAAGGTACATATGTTTATAATGAAATAAAACAGAAATTTACAGAGAAAATAAAAAATTTAGATTCATTCATAGAGAAATTCATTTCTGAACATTGTTAAACTTTTACACAAAGTAATGGTTATTAATATACTTGTTTCTATCACCACAAACATACAATCCTTTAACTTCCAAATCAGGAAATGATTGAGCTTTCTTCAGAAACTCTGAATCTGGCAGATACTCTCCTTTAACTCGTCCAATTGTTATATGAGGCATGAAAGAACTTTCGGGAGGACAAACACCCATTTGGGTAAGTGTATTCTTCAAATCAACAACCCACTCATGTAGCTTCTCATTCTTCTTATACATTGCCAATATCAATTTCTTCTTATCCGATTTGAAAGGAAGGTAATCGTACCTGTCGAATTCTAACTTGAGATCTTTAATTTGTGCCAATTTTTCCACAGCACTCTTTATAATATAATTTATTCCTTTCAATTCACCAACTGTTTTTCCACGCAAGGCTTTCCCAATGAAAACAACCGTAATGTGAATCCAACTAGGCTTCATAACATTGATATCAAACTTGTCGAACTCTCTGTTTATCTCATTAATCTTATGTGATTTTTTCTTACCAATTATGAAAGATAACCAAGTATTTCTAACCATATTATAATGAATATCGTTAAAAACTTTTTAAGTGTTACAACAATCACTAACAAGATATGAGGTTTAGAAGGATCAGCCGTAGGCGGGAGCGTAGTCACCTCTGAGCTACGCTCTTCGGTGCAACTGCTTTGCAATTGTCACCCCCATCATTCGAGCATAAACTTCTTCAATCTGTTCTCGAAATCTTGGGAATTTAATCTATTGCAATTCTTAATAACTCTCAATGTGTTCTGAATATTCGCTGTCAATATCTCACAAACCTTCATCAAATATATATTATTATTGATTTTTCCCTTTCTCACAATACCCTTATTGTTGTCCGTGAAGTTCTCAAACTCACAATTGATCAACCATCCATTTCTTCCCTCATCAACAATCTCACAATTTGGATAACAATCTAGTGTCAATAATGGCGTGTAACAGTTCAGAGACTCATAGAATCCCAAACCTAACCCCTCATGATCTCCCAAATGAATGGTAATATCAGAGTTCAAATACTGTTGAATGACATTTCTGTATGATAAATTTCCCAAATGATAAAAGATTCTATTGGAGTTCTGCAAATTCTTATCGACCAACTCGTTACCCTGAATAAAAATATGCAACTCCCAATTGAGAATCTTCGTTCTTCTCTCCAAATATTCGAAAACCTTGATTGTTGAGTCTATGTTCTTTCTTGTTAATGAGTTCAAACCACCAAATGTAACAAACTTAATTCTCTTTGGATTCACCTTCTTCAATTTCAGATCGTTCACATAAGGATGATTCATACCAAATCCCAAATATCCAACTTTGTTATCTTCAAACATATTCTTCATAATTTCATAAGAACTCATATTATTTGTGAGAATCTTATCCAAAATTAAATGATCAGATAACTCATCGATTCTAGTTGTTTCAATATTCACCAATCCGTACAACTTGACATTCATGAGTTTCAAGAAAGCCAATGTTTTGAAAATCGGACTATAACAGAGCTCAGGAATTAACATCTTGGATACCCTTGTGGTGAAAACAAAATCGATCAACTCATCCTCCCTTATGTTCTCCCGATTATTACTTGAATAACATATATTCTTATAAGCCCATTCATTGGGATCTACCTGCATAAGTTTGTTTTCTGGTGTGGACAGGTAAGGCTTGAAACTGAAAACATACGGCTCAAAACCCAACTTCTCCAATGTTATGTACAACTCTCTACCTTGAACACCCAAACCTTGATCAGCCCATGGTACTAATATACCAACTCTCTTCTCATGTAATCTGAACTTTGATGGACCAACACTGTCTATGAAATCCAAATACTTCTGGTAAATATCTTCTGGGTACTTGATTGTTCTTGGTCTTTTGCTCATTGATGAGCATTTATTCTTACTAAAATAGATATCTTCAACTTTATCGATCCACTCTTTTGGATTATGTGGATTGAGAAAATCTGCATATCCATCGAGTAGATATCTCAAGTTACCTGCTTTAGAAGCTAAAACGGGAATTCCGTTCATCATTGATTCGTAACCGACTCTACAGAAAGTTTCGTCAACAATAGATGGAATCAAAACAATTCTACTGACTTCATAAACACTCTTGATGTCATCAACCTTCTTACTATAATAAATATTGATATTGTTTGTTGCATTTCTTCTCTTTACTTCCTGTTCAATACTTGTTAGGAGAGGATTCAATCTCTCTGTATTGATCAAAAGTATAGGAATCTTCTTATCGAGTTTCTTAAGCATTTCCAAAATAACTTTTCCACCTTTCAAATGATGAATGTTCAAAATAGATACATACTTTCTTGCTTCAAAGTTTCTAGTACTGAATTTAGTCATGAAGTTATCCCTAAGAGATATGCTCTCTATGACTGGAATGTTCTTCTCTCCATTCTTCTCTAAGATATCGTTCATGAATTTGGATACACAATAGACATAACTATTACTCTTAATAACTCTATAATCTGGGGATATCTTCTGTTGTTTAGTCATCATGCCTATGTTGGATTCATCTTCGAACTGAATCATATCGTTCCAGAAACAGAAACCTGATACGAATGGGACTCCAGTGCAGTTAGCGACTTTCATAGCGAATATTCGTTCGACACCTTGATGACATATAAGTTTTGGTTTAAGGTCGTAAACAAGTTTGAAAATTTCGGTGATGTCTTTCTTCATAAGGATAATTTTACAATAGTCAAGATTGACAATTTCGTAGTTTTGATATTCGACATTTTTGAATTGATTTCTAAAACAGAGCATATAACAGTCGTACTTCCTATTCATAACACGACATGTATCCAATATCCAATTCTCACCACCACCAAATGGAGGGTAACCCCACTCGTTGAGTACTAAGATGGATTCTCTTTTTCCTTTTTCTAAAGAAATTTGGGGTTTCAAAAATTTGTTGTTGATAACTTCATCATTTGTTCTAAAATTCAAGAAAAAGTTTTTAAGATTTATATAAGAGAAGTATTTCCCTTCTTCATCGGCACTGTTCACATCGGTAAATGTGGTGTTGGCTCTGTTAGTGATATGATTGGAGAGATTGTTTATTCTCCTATTCATAGTGTGATTATTTCGTGGTTGATAACGTGCATATCTCTGCGAATTCCAATCCATAACTTATTTTATAATATGGTTAATTTTTCGACTTTTTAAACACGATACGTCTTATTTTGTATTAAAAATTCTGTTACGTTATTAAATTATGAAATTTCTAATAATTGGATGTTACGGTTTAGCAGATGGATACAAAGCCATGAGTAATGGACTAAGATATTTAGGATACGATGTCGCATTCTTCCCATTCTTCGCAGCACAAGATATTCTACGAGGCGGTAATCATATTGGATACAATATCACTAATGAAATTGTGAAAGCCGTCAATGGCGATGATTTGACAGTTCCATTAGGACAGTATATTAATCTATGTAATAAGAAAGCTGACTATATAATTGTTTGGCATGGAGTTGATCTATGTGCTATCTATAAGGATATATTTAGAGATGTAAAGACTAAAGCGACTCCTGTGAAACTCATTCAATTGAGTTGGGATGCAAACCCTCATTTCCAAGAGAAATTGGATGAATACTATGAAGATTATGATTACATATTCAGTGTGAATCCGGTGATTGTAGAGTATTTGACAAAAAAAGGTTACAAAAACATCTATCACTTCTATCCAGCATTTGATGAAGATTTCAGTTACTATAAGAAGAGTCCTGATCATGAGTGTGATGTGAGTATACTATTAACAAATCTGTATACACATCCTATGTGGAATGAGAAGAAACTATGTAGAAAGAAGATTATAGATTTGATCTATGCAGATGAGTCAATAAATTTCCATCTGTATGGACCAGAGAAGTTCAGGGAACTATATCCGAGAGCTTACAAAGGATATATCCCATACAATGATGCACATTTGGTTTTCTCTAATTCAACTGTTAATCTGAATATCAGTCCAGTTGGTGATATTTTGACAAGAAAGGTTGGTGATGAGGAAGTTTATTATTGTTCTGAGAGACTTCCACAGATTTTGGCATGTAGTGGGTTGATGGTTTGTGACCAGAATTTTGGGGAGATGTTGAAAGACGGAGAGGATTATATTCTTCTTGAGAAGGAGGAGGATATAATAAAGGTTATAAAGAATGCGAAGAAAAATATTAAAAAGTACAATAAGATTAGAAATAGCGGGAAGAAAAAGGGTGTTGAACTGTTTTCAAATGTTGAGTTCGGTGATTGTATTAGCGAGAACATTCATTAGTAATCGAATAAATTTTTGTCCAAATATTTGTACTTGTTACGGTATTCGTCGAATCCATTTTTGAATAGGCATAATTTGAAATCATTATACTTTTTTGAGTACCACTTATCACTTCCCCTGTTTGAATGGAAAAATCTCTTGTAAAACTTTATATCAAAGTTAAATACATCTTTGAATATCTTCTGGACTTCCTCTTTTTTGATATAAACAAATTTTATAAACAATACATTAACTAATCTACCATCATCTTTTGATTTGAACTGTTTGAGTACATACTTGTCGCATTGACCAAAAATGATTTCATCCTCAATGATCAAATACTTATTTAAATGTTTCATAACTTCATAAAAACAGAGATGACTCTCTTTATCCCATTCAATATTCTTGAAAAAGTTTACCAGTTTAATATTATCTTCCTTTAGGATGATGTCTCTGTTTTTATTGTAAAAGTATCTGTAGCTCTCTTTGTCAATATCTTGGAAGAAAGCACTAATGAATATATCATAATGTTTTCTTATTGGGACAATTATAGTATCTGCATTTTTAACACATGCAATATGTTTACCTTTCAAGAGTGTGTAATCATTACTACTCTCATTTGTCTCCAATATATTTAGTAGTGACGATGTTCCAGTTTTGAAATTTCCTAAAACACGAATCTTCATATAACCATTATATAAAAAAACTACGTAAACCTAACGATTATTTTATTGTTATAACAATAATGAATAATTGTCCAAAAATATTCTACATCAATATGGATAGCGACATAGAGAAGAACGATAGTATGATAGAACAATTAGAGAAATACAACTTGGTATATATAAGAGTTCCAGCAGTGAATGGTGTAAATATTGTACAAGATAGAGTTGATACAATTGATGGTATAAAGTATATTTTATCAAAAAAGATGATAAAGAAGGCAAGAGGATGTTTAATGTCACATTTCAAGTGTTATCATATGATTTATAACGATATGATTGAGAACAAGTATAAAAATGCGGTTATCTTTGAGGATGATGTATCATTTGAACTTGTTGATATATGGAGAAGAGTAATAAATATCAGAAAGATTATTAAGAAAGCTCCGAAAGATTGGGATGTGATTAAAATGAATAGTAGTAATATCACAGTAACAAAAACAGCTTTTACCAATAGAATAACAAATTATACTGATAATGAATTTCTGAACCAATATGTCTTCAGAGATTGTAATAGTTCAACATTAGCATACATTATCAATAGAAAAGGAATAAAAAAGTTGTTCAAAAATTTTTATAAAGATAATGTGTTGTATGTGGATGATGTTATCGATACACTGATATGGAGAGTGTGTAAGACATATCATTATAAATATCCGCTGTTTGTAAGTCTTGAAAAGTTTGAGAAGAACAAAGCAGGAATAAAATCGAATGAGTATATCAAAAAAGATATTTATCACATGAAATAAAAATATATGTAAAACTTATGAATTGTAACAATGTCTACTTCATAAATATGATAAAAGATGTTGATAGATACAAAAATGTTGTTGAACAATTATCAAAATACAATATTCAAGGCACACATATAGAAGGGATTGTCGGAAATAATTCCAATTACGGGACTTTGCAAACTTATGATAATATGAAATATATTATAAAAAAGGAGTTGAAAGATAAAGCAACTGGATGTGCATTGTCGCATTTTAAATGTTTTAATAAAATTTATGATGATATGATAAAATATGAATTTGATCATGCGTTGGTATTTGAGGATGATGTGTCTTTTGAACTTGTTGAAATATGGTCTAAATTTACAAATATACAAAAAATTGTTGAAGATGCTCCATCAGATTGGGATATAATTAAATTGAATTGCAGTAACCGAAGAGCAACAGAAATTGCTTTTAAAAACAGTAATTTTTATACAAATAACGAAGAGTTAAACAAAAAAGTGTATGAAAATTGTAATAGTTCGACTCTATCATATATAATAAATAAGGGAGCTATAGAAAAAATTAAAACACATTTTTATAAAAATGGTGTTTTAATTATAGGTGATGTTGTCGATTTGATATTATGGAAATTGTGCACTACATACAATTATAAATACCCACTGTTTGTTACAAATGATGAGTTGGAAAATAATAAGGCTGGTATCAAATCAAGTAATTTTATAAGAAAGAAAATTTACTTATTATGACAAATTATCATGAATATATTGTAAATACAAAAGTGGTTGTTGTAAATTTTCAAAATCAATCTTATACAATTTGTGACATTTACTGTTTAATTCATTGTAAATGTCTTTTTTAATAGTTTCTCTTTTGTA